ATCCTCACCAGCCGCGTAACCCTGCAATGCCGCCTGACCCATCTTGCCGATGGCCTGACCCAATGTCGTTGGCATAGTTGTGTAACCGCCAGCCTCTAATCCGGCTAGGGCGGCCTGTGAGATGGCCTGACCGCGTGGAGACATCAAAGGTGCGCGTAACGCACCCATAAGCCCTGTGCCGGCTTCCTGTGGCTGTTGTGGTGGCGTCTGGCCTGTAACTGTCGGTGACGGCATCCGAGACGTGTCTAGGCGCTTCTGTGCGGCCTGACGTGCAACCCTCTCAAACATAGGCGATGGTGCTGACGGACGCACTGACGGTGGCAGAGCCAGTATATTTGGCAAGCGCATCTGTGTGCGATCCATAATAGGAGTTGCCGGACGTCCAGCCGCCAGCCTGTTAAATTGTGCAAGCTGGTTTTGTGCAAATCTTTTTGTGTATGGGTCAAATGTTGTCATCTCTTACCCCTAACCTAATAGACTTGCAACGCCGCCAAGAACTGCGCCTGTCATTGGATCAAAGCCAGCCCTTGCACCCAACTGTGCGCCACCTAATGCGCCGCCAAGGGCAGACGCCATAGGCTGGCGATAGACTGGAGTGACCTGCTGACTCCCGACTGTGCCGCCCTGAATTGCGGCCATATAGTTAGCCAGCGATGAGAGTGGCTGTTCCTGCTCAAACTGGAAGCGCTGGATGTCAGCCGCAAGTTCTGCCTGACTCTGCGCCTCTCTAGCCGCGCCGACCTCGCCTAGTGTCTGGATGTCTGCAAACCCGAACTGACGCGCCGCAGGTGCTTGACTGATAGCCGCCTGTTGTGCTTGCAGTGCCGCAGGGGCAAGTGCTTGCGCGAGTGCGGCTTGCTGGTAGCCTGAGCCGTAGCGACCCGCCAGCGATGTCTGACCCTGAACCTGTTCAACAACTGGACGGAATGCCGCCGCCTGTAGTGGGTTAGTACCCATCAGGTTCTGCATAACCACGTCCTGCGTGGCCTGAATGAATGGTGATCCGGTAATAGCCTTCTGGCGCGCCGCAGACAGAGCCATCTCGGTTTCTGGGCTGTAGCCGACCGTTGTCTGCTCTGGGTAATACTGAGGCTGTTCGCCGTACAAGCGTTTTGCCTCTGACAAGCCGTACTCAATAAATGGCTGGGCGTACTCTGGTGCGCCTGTGGTTTGGGTGACCGTTCTAGTCTGTCCGCCGCCTTTACTCATTTTCAAAATCCTTCATCAGTACAACCGCCGACTCGCGGTAATCTTTAAGTTGTCTTGACCAGCCCTTCCGGCCTACTATTTCCATCCCATCGCACCCTATTGATTTTGCCCAGTGCGCGATAGATTTCTCGGCTTCCATTAATTCATCTAGGTTTCCGCCAGCCAGCCAGATGCGGCACATTGACTTCTGCGGATAATCTACTATCTCGGTTATAATACACGATATCGGCAAAGGGTGAAACTGGGCTTTCCCAGCAAGCACAAAATCGCGCACATCGTCAATACTATGCGACCCGCCAGCGTATTTCAGCGCGTCCTCTATGTATCGCTTACAACGATCCCAGTCGTGGCTGAATTTGTCATCAGCCGATAATAAGGTAGGCAAAGTCTGCATCGTGTCCCTGATTGTCATGACCAATAATCATAGTGCCGTTGGTGCTTGTTGCCTCAACATATGGATTGTGATGCCAAGGATTGTGACCAACGCCACAGAAGAAAACTAGGCTCTCAACGCTATAGCGAGGCTCAGACACTGTCGTCTGAGTTTGATTGGCTAGAAGGGTTACATATCCAACGCTGTTTAACCCACCCTCTATGGTTCTGTTTAGCACCTCGGCCACCTCTCTTGTGGTCGCCGTGACTGGATTAAGTCTGCGAAAATTAACCTGACGCCTCTCAATAGTCATCGTCTGCCAACCTTTCTGGCATCAATATCCATCCCCTGCGCGAACTCCCAATCTCCTGTTAGGTTCATCCGTGCGCGGTGATATCTGTCCTGTGCGCGGAATGGCGCAAAACCGTCAGCATTTGGCGCGACAGCGTCAGTGAATGTGGCGGACTCTGAGTGCAGGCTTCTAGTGCCGATCTGAATTGTCACTGAGCCGCCTCGGTGATATGGGTACACTCTCGTCACAATAGTGAAGTTGCCAGTGGCCAGACCTGTCTCGCCTGTCTCAATCGTGGCGTCAAGTGGGTCACCTGAGAATGCGTAAATTTTATTTCCGAGAGCGCCGCCGAACAGGAACTGGCCGCCCTTGTACAGTGCCGAATCCAGAGACGCCGGAAGCACATCGATGTTGGTCGATATGTTATCCAAGCCCTCCAACGTATAGCCAGCCGTAAAGAACGGCGCAATCAAGTCGGCAGTCACGTTTGCATATGACCAGCCGCCTGTCGCGTAGTTATAGATTAATAGCCTGTCTGGCCTACCGTCTAATGCGCTGTTTGACACATAAGACCAAACGGCAATCTGGTTCTGCGGGTCAACGCTGGACGTGATCCTGTCTTTATAAGCAAAGTTCACATCCTTGAAAAAGAATTTATCTACCTTCTCTGCCCCTATGTTCTTTGAGGTTGCCCCATCGTGCATGTAGAAGCCGTCGTCAGATAAGTAGAAAATGGTGTGACCGATATTACACACCGACCCAGAAACCTGACAGCCTCGCGCCGACTCCACCTTGTCAAACTGCCAGACCAGAGGCAATCCAGTGTATGTGGCGCGCACGATGGCTCGCTCCATCAGGATGGTGCAATACTCTCCGCCTATGATCTTTACGATATTACCCGCATCGGGGATGCTTTGAAAATCACTTTGACCTGTTCCGGCCGTCCAGCTTGTCGGGTCATCAAATGCAGACCAGTACACCTTGTACGGCACACGACCCGATCCATCATCGGCGTTAGCAATCCACACGAAGTCACGCACAACCGCCAGAAAGTCACCCTTCGGGGGCGATCCGGCCAAGTCAGCAAATGCGGTGCTTGTGCCTAGCGTCCAGACCTGCGGTTCTTCATTTACTCCACCTGTGGCGATAACCTTGTTTCCAAATTGCACGAACTCCCAACGATCTGAACCTGTAAGGTTATACCCACCAGCCTTACTGACATCATCTAAGTTGTTTGTTGTGATATCAAAATTGTATAGCTTTGTCGCGTCTCCAGCGAACAAATGCATCGTGCCATCGTCTTGCTTCGCCGCAAACACTTTCAGGATAGTTCCTGTGGCCGCGTTGCTGTACGCCACAAATTCGTTAAGACTACGATATCCGCCCAGAGCGGGGATTACGTTCTCCGCGACTGTGACGCCAGCAGTGTTATAGTCGGGCTGATCTGGTAGCCATTCGCCAAAGTTAATCATTGTTGCAACCAAACCTCACTGCCTGTGCTGACCTGACTCCAAATCTCAGAGCCAGCCGCAATCTCTGTCCAAGTCTCTGTGCCATCCTCAACGTCAATCCAATCCTCGCCAAGAACCTTGCCTGTCATTGTAACACTCGCCGCAATGTTTGACGATCCCGCCATAACGTAGTCAACTGTCGTTGCGCCTGTGGCCGTGAATACCGCACCTGCGATACCTGTGACACTCATTACAACATTTGCCGAAGCCGATGAGGTGAATGCAAAACCACCAGCGCCAGCGTATGATGCTATAAACGTGGCGGTGGCTGTAACTGAACCAGCGCCAGTGACTGACGCCGCAAAGTTCTGAACCCTGTTAGCCGTACCTGCGGATGTCACGGCTGTTGTGGCAATTCCTGAGATTACTTGTGTGTGTTGCGGAATGGCCGTTGCGGACAAAGCAACAGAAGCACCCCCAACAAGACCCCGAACCCTGTCAGCCGCGCCTAAAGATGTCACAGCAAATGCCGCGCTACCGTCAGAATTAGTAAAGTCTAACTGGTCTAGCTGTTCTAGGGTTAAGCCGTAAACATCTAACTGCTCCAGCGTCCCCCAGCTATCTAGTTGCTCAAGTGTGGCCATATCGGCTCACCTACGCCGCAGTGATGTCTAAATCACCTGTTGGTATCTTTAGAATATCACCAGAGGCGATTGTCTTGGCAGTGGTGAACGCGCCGTGGATCAGCAGATTGCCGGATGATGCCGCGTCAAAGATGCCGAAGTGGCTGATACTGCCCCAAGAGCCAGTAGCCGCCGCGAACTCAATCGCCGCATCGTTAGATGACGTGCCGCCAGACGCCGCACCAAACGATGCAACCACTCTGGCGTAGTTGTTGCCAGTCAGTTCCGTGCCTGAATTGTCATCCGCAAATGATCCGGTTGACAGGCCGACATAGACATTTGTTGGCATTGTGTACGAACCAACCGACAGGATGTGGTCTAATATTTCGTTTTCAAGGTAATCAGATAGTGCCGACATTTAACTCTCCGCAGAATTGTTTTGGCGTTGATATATGGATTTGATTTGCAGTGAGCCTGTTCCATAGTTTGCTCTTTGCTCATCTACTTTTATTTCTTCTATGGCCAGACTAAATCGTTGCATGTACTGCGCCGCCCTAGTCTCATCTAGCAAAAAGGCGTAGGCCTCGGCAAGCGCCCCATAAAGGTAAGCGTCAGGGTGGCGGGACAGCACAACATTGGTCAGGTTGCTGTCAGAAAGAGAAGACAGGCTACCAATATACACAATCTCGGCAGTGTACCCAGCATCCGGAATTGGCCGCAATTTCATCTCGCCGCCAACAATACTGAAACCAAGGGGTTTGCCAGAGCCATTTGATGAATAAGTTGAGTCAAGTGAACTTGGACTAAAGTAACTAAGCACAGTCTTTGGATCAGTCCCTAGTGACACCTCTCGCACCTCACGCAAGTCAGTCGGTAGCGCAATATATTCATCGCCGGATGTCAGGGTCGCAGTGGCTCGCTTTTCCTGATCTCGCGTCTCAAGTTCACGCGACATGCGCGACTCTGCAAGTTGGATAAAGTTTGGTATCTGCGAGGTAAGGTCATCACGCGCAAGGAAGTTTGCGACAGCCGTCTTTAACTCGGTGTAGGTGCTGATGCTCATAGTGTTCCGCCGCCTGTCCTAAAATCACGGTTCTGGTGATCGTTTAACCAAGCCTTCCACGCCTTCGGGTTTTCGCGTGGACTGCCAAGTGTCTCCAGAAGATGATTATAAACTACGTTTGGTATTTCCGCCACATGATGCATGTGCTTCTGTGTGCCGTGGAAATTTGAATTGCTCCAGTCGTTACTCATCTGCTTGTTTATCTTGAGCAGGTTGTCAAAGTTCTGGATTGTCTCAACGATTGCGGTGTCGCTGTGGTCTTGGTGCATCTTCATCACCGTGCCTGTCGCCGCATCGCTTTTAATAATTCTCTGCATTTAACATCCCTTACAAAAGTAATGGGGGCGACTTGTGCCGCCCCCTCTTATGCTTATGATCCTGACAGATCGAAGATGCCAGCGTGTGCCTTTGGCGCAAGTGGCTTCAATGCCCACTCACAGATGATCTGTGAACGGTCTGCGTCACCGTTCTTTGCCAACTCTATTTCGGCAAAGTTACGGCCATTCAGTGTGCAAAGTTCAATGAATGAAGGGTCGATCAGGAACATCTTGTCGTTTGACATGAAGCGTGATGGTGTTGCCTCAACTGTACCAAAGTCAGTAAGGAATACTGATGTTGACCCAACGTAGGCGACTTCCTTCGCGGCAGTCATGTTTACGTCATTGCTGACAAGGTTGCCAGATGCTGACAGGTCAGAGAAGTTCGCACGGTTAGTGGCCGAGCAAAGCATCATTGATGGGTTTCCGCCATCTGTCCAAGCGTCCTGCATACCGTCTTCGATGAGTGCAAGAGTCAACGCACGATCATCGCCGTCAGTCACAGTGTCTGTGCCTGTACCTGCTGAGAATGCGCCAGCGCCAGCACCAACTGAACCGTTTGTCATCCAAGTCATCAGAGACGCAGATTTGCGTGGGTCTGAGCCAGAACGTGCAACATTTGTGTCGGTGATTGACTTCTCGATGTCTCTACGAAGCTCGATCGCTTTTAGCACTTTTTGATAATTGTGTTCACGTTGGCGGCCTGCTGTGTCCACTGCATCAAGTGTGCCAGATGTAGCAAAACTTTTCACAGACACCTGATGATAATTACCAAGACGGACTGTCGGAACGGCCGCCGCTGTACTGGCGTCAGCACCTTCGTTGACGTAATTGGTAGCAGATGCGCTAGCCAAATCCTGTGTCTGCCACTCAGTGAAAACAGCAGATGAAGTGCTTTTCTTCATGTTGCTGAATGCTGGTGTCTCAGAGGGGTCGATCCGATAAATAATATCGGCAAGTTCTTCTTTTTGGCCGATAGCGGCGCTAGTAGCGAAAGTAGTCATTTTGTGTTCTCCTTGGGCTAACTGCCCATCAAGTAGTTGACTGCGGCGTCAACACTGCCCTCTTTACTGAGGCGATCCAGTGCCTTCTTCCGCGAACGGTTTTGCACATCACTCTTGGTGCGAGGTTGCCCAGCCCTTGCCATCTTCGGTGCTTTCTGTGTGCGTTTCTTGGCGGCGGGTTTCTTACCTTGAAGATTATCCCACTTCCACGCCTTATAA